GCACGAGTCAACTCGCCGCTCATGTAGCACTGCTGATGACCCATGGTGAACGAGAAGCCAATATTCTTGATACGACTCTCAATCTGCCCACCCATGGGCCTGCCGTTCATAGGGTTTGCGAAGAAATGAGCGTAGGTAATGCCATCAATCGTGATGGGTTGTAGAAAGGGATGCACCTGCCAACCATGCTCCGCATAGTTCAGGTCAGTAGTAGAGATCATCCCATCGAGTTCGGGCATGTCATTGACACATCGGTTGATGCGGTGTTCATGATTGCCCAGACAAAAATGAAGCTCTGGCCGATAGAGCCTTTCCTTCCAAAGCCGTCGCTTGCGGTTGTACTTGTGTAGCGGCTCCATCAGTAGCGACATGGCTCTGTTTGCGGCATCAATGTCGTGCTTGACCCTTCTACCCTCAAATGCCTTTTTGCCCTTGTCGTAAGAGGACAGGGCTTTCATGTCAGCGTGATCACCCAGGTGAATGATGACATCGGGCTTGTAGTCAATGATGGCTTGTCCGATCCACCGTAAATGATCAGTCGGTGTATCAGGCGTCACCTGTGTGTCGGGTATGATCATGTGTCGCTTCATGCTGCTCCCCTAATAACTGATAAATTCAAGCCAGCCCGTCTTGCCGTCGATTCGGCTCTCGCGCTGTGCTTTGTGTTGCTCTCGGTAATGAGCCGCCACGTCTTTCAGTGATTTTTTGATGCTTCGGCCAAGCGTGATGCTGTTCTTTGCCTCTAGTAAAATATCTCTAGAGCCTTCCCCATACGCTTCGAGGTAGTGGTGGTAAAAATCGTCGGGATTCGCGCCTAGCTTTTGATGGCAACCAAAGCAGTGAGCGAACGCATTTAACTCATGAAAACGAACTGAGTGATTGGCGCGTCCGAAGTAGTGACTACAGTGCAAACCCTGCGCTTTGTACTCGTACTGTCTATGGCACCGCTGGCATGTCCAATCGGCTCGCTCTCGAACGCACAACGAGAAATATTTATCGGCTGGCGTGATCTTAATCGCCATCACTTTCCCCCTCGTCAAACACCCCAGAACGCTCTGTAACGTCGCACTGGGTAATCACCCCACCCTCTTCCAGAAAACGCCTCACAGCGTCATCTATGGCCTCCTGAGCGGCCTCTTTTGGCTCTGTTGGCGGATTGCTTGTTGCCCAAGCCTCTGCCAACGAAAAATCACGTTCTTCAAAGTCCTCTATGTCACCATCAAGGTCGTGACCGCGACGGTATACATTCGTCCAATCGTCCGTCGAAAAGCGCAAAGGTTCGCGGCGTTTACCATCGAACCCGATCGTGCTTCCAGGCAGGACAAGACGAAACTTTTTAGCCATTGGGCGACCTTACAAAGGGTGTCGTCACCCCAAATTTTTCCGCCATGTGGCGCGAGACAACCTGATAAATCGGATCTATTGCGTGAGTCGTCAGCGAGCTTGTATTGGCGTGGCCCACCATGATTTCTTGAACGGGCAGCCAGATGTTGGTCTTGGCATTCACCTCAGTGCATGGGATCGAAATAGTTCGCTTCGCCATGACCGCCTTCATGTCGTACCCCGCATCATTCAGGTCTTGCGCAAGCTGCCTGAGGTAGCAGTAGATGGCGGCGTTTTGTCGTAATGTCCTTTGTCTTTCCACGACTGCCTTGCCGCAGCGTTCACAGGTCTGCATCGTCTTCTCCCGTGTGCGATTACACAGTGGGTTCGCACCAAATCTTTAAAGTGAGACGGGACTTTTTCGAACATTCGCCGCCTCTCGTCTTTACACTCCACCGCCATGATTTCAGCAGCGTACTGTCTTGGTTTTTTCTCAAACCAAGTCATAAACTGCTAAGGCAACTCGCACGAAGTCCCAACGCATGCAAGCTCTTGAGAGCCTGTCGTTTGGTCATCCGTTTCGTATTGACTCAGCGCTTCCCAGTTGATTGAAGGTTCGCGTTGAACCTCTTCCTCATACTGAGCTTTGTCTATTTGCTGATACGGGGCTTGTTGGTACGTTCCCCCATCGTAGGGCAGTAAGGACACCCCGCTCATGCTGTCAAAGTTCTTCCACATCCATGCGCAAATGTCGAAAAACTCATCGTCGGTGTAGTAGACGGTGATGGATGGCTTATGCTCGCACCAAGCGTCTTGATAAATCTTCCAGAGCTTGAGCTGCTCTAACGCCCCAACATCGGACACACAAACAGCATTCTTTGGCGCTTCCATTCTGAAGCTGAAAATCGTCGTGGAGTCAGGCTTCATGACACACGGCTCAGCATCCACACCCTGATCCATCAAAAACTGCGTAACAGGATCTTTGTTGTCTTGTCTTACGGTTCGGATGTAGTGCGGAGCAAATCGCGGATGAATACCGCTCGCTGTATCACACAGTTGAGAGACCGTACCTGATGGCTTGACGCAAGTAATCGCAGCAGCCTGGCTAATACCTAAGCGTTCTGACCACTCTAGATTGGTATCGATTGCCACCTGCTTGAGTTCGGTCAGCCACTCCGAAAGCGTTTCAGGATCACCCACACCTGCCATCATTGTGTTGTCCATGATTCCCGTGAACGAGACGCCCAAGAGCGCTTCCTCTTCAGCGTTGCGCTTCCACATGGCCCTCACGTAGCGGAAGTCGGTGAGCGTTGCTTGTAGGGTGCCTAAAATCGTTGCTAGGCGGACTTTCTCTTTGAGGCTGTCTAAATCATCGTCAGCCCGAACAATGACCTCACTGAGGTTACAAACGCCTCCAGAGCGAAGCAGGATTTCGGAACATGGGTTGGTACCAAACTCATGATCGGGATCTCTTCTTCCGTTGCGCCCGGCGATCTTCTTGGCGGCCACTCTTGAGAACACGCCACGCTCACCCGATTTCGACTCGTAGAGTGCTGACATCTCACGCATGAAAAATTCGAAATCAGGTCGCTCGGTGTAACACGCTGAGTTGTTGGCTAGTGCCCTTTGACCACTGCCATTCCACCATGCGCCAGACTTTGCGGTTCGCATGCGATCACTGGAGGGGTTGGACAAAGAAATCAGGGCAGACCGCCGTACCCCGCCGACCACAACGATCTCTGCGATCTTGCACACTAAATCGTGGCATTCGAGATCATTGAGTTTCCGACCAGCTGCGCCCTTGAATAGGCTGATAGCGAAGTCGAATAGCGAGACCAGCGGCTCTGGCCCTGATGCCCTGCCCCCAAACGTCTTTAGCCGTGCGCCTGCGGGACGCACCTTCGAAATATCGTATTTGGGCACCTCACCTGCGTAGAGCATGGAGATCAGTTGCTTGAGTCCCTTAGCCCAGCCGAGCTTTGAGTCCTCAACAACAATGGTTGTATCGGTGTCGTGTAGCGTCTCTGCGACTTCAGGAAGTTTGTTAGTGAACTGCCGCTCCACGGAGAAACCAACGCCCGTCCCGCACATGAGTACGTACATGATCTCATCGAAGGCTCTGGGGTGATCAACGTGAATATACGAGCAGTTGTAGCCCGCCATGTTGTCTCGATCTAGCGCCTCTCCTGCCGTCATCAGCGAGCGCATCGAGGGCATCACACGCAAGTTGTAGATGGCGTCGTAAAGCTCCCTTGCCTCTTCTGACGTAACCAGCCCCTTGTCAGCCCAGTACCAGGTCAACCTAGCCACGGTTTCATCCCAAAACTCACGACGACCGTCGCTCTCTCGCCATCTTGCATAGCGACTTGCAGCAATTAATTTTTGATAATCATTCATTTTTTACTCGTTTTATCTCATATTTTACTATCATGGGCCATAGGGAAATTGAGGTGTAAACCTTTGTCCTTTTCCCTCTTTTTGAAGGTTCGGCCTTTGCCGTCGTAGAGAGAAATCGTTCCCTCAAACGGTAAGTGCCTTTGCTTTGCGACAATCAACCGTTGATCAGGCTGAGTGTCTAAAACTTCGCGGTCACGGTCGGACAATGGCGCACCGTGTTCCATCGCATTTTTTATTTTCGCTCTACGCTTGTTGTGCCAGATGATGAAGACCTGGCTGGCTTGGTCCGTAATGGACCCAGATCCACGCACGTCAAACTTGGTGGGTATGTACTCGTCACCCCCTGTCGGTGGCTTTCTGACATGGTGGACCAGTCCAATGTGGATATTGAGGGCTGAGGCAATAGAGACAAGCGCGTTCATGAAACGGCGCTCCCGTTCACTGTCATCCGTGACGCGACAAAATTGTAAGTTATCAATGACGATGAACTTACAGCCTTGCGCAGCCATCGCCCTGATCGCACCCAGCACTTGCGTCGGCTCAGCACCGCCCAAACACCGATAGAACCAAAGCGCGCCAAGTGACCAAGCACTAAACCGCTCGATAAATTCAGTAGCTGGCTCATCACTCGCGGCTGCTTGACGACAAAGCATTGCCGCAACCTTCCCCAAAGACATCTCAAAACTCATGATGCCTACAGGCGCGTCTAGGGCAGCGTGAAGTAAAACTTGGCTCACTAAGGTTGACTTACGGTGTCCGTTGATTCCGCACCAGATTGAAACGTCACCTTCCTTCAAACGAACATCTTGGTGCGTTTCTACCCAAGGCAACGTCAGCCCAATAGGGAGATGGCCAAACTCCATTTCATTCATGAAGTCGTCATAGAAATCGATCACCGCTGTAACCGATTTCGACTCATGTTCTGCGTAGAGCTTCTGTAAACCCTCGTCGGTGAAGTCGGCAACAACCTGTCGGCTAAGATTATTCATAGCTCAAAGTCTGCCGCTGACGGTTCAGAGGTGGGTTGTTTAGATTTTTTACTCCAGTAAACCGCTTTCAACTTCCAGTTCTTCACGGGATTGCCGTTGGAGTCAAGCCAATCTAGGGCCTCATAGAAATCATAAAAATCTTCAGGATTGAACGATAAATTTTTCTGCTCGCGGTAAGCGATAACGTCAGCAAGCGTTGGCGGATTTTTGTGTGAAGGGTTATTAGATATTATCTTATTAGTATTACTACTAGTATTACTATTCTTATTACTAGAACTAATATTACTAATATATGGCCGGTCACTGTGTCCGCCCTGGGCGGTCAGGATGTCCGAGCGGGAGTTGAATAGGATTTGGTAGACATTTTCGATTTGCAGGTGGCCCGACATCTGCGTCGTACACGCTATTAAACCTTGCTCTTCAAGCGACCGAAGTTTGCGCCTGATCGACCTGACCGATATCAGCGTGATGTCTTTCAAATAGTGTTGGCTGGCCGCAAGCGTCCCATGCTCATCGCAAAGGTCACACAAGACGATGAGAAGTAACCGCTCACTCGAATCCCGAACAGGCTGAGTAAAGGCTTCTGCCATGTAGCTAACGCTCATGCGTCGTCTAAATTGTCGAGATCAAGCTGAGCTTTGATGTCAGTTAAGACGCAGATCGCAGCTTCACTTGAAAGTATCACCTCCCATACCGAATCCTCAGTTGCTTTTTTGAAGTTATTCTCTTGAAACTGTAGCTCTCTTTCGATGAGACGCGACAGCACTATCTTGCTATTGTTCTCCAGCATGTGTCCCTGCCCCCAAGTCAACACGCATAAAAAAAGCCACCCGTAGGCAGCTTTATTTTCGACCACTTTTACGTGGCCCCCAGAAATCTATATTGTAGGCATATCCTACTAACTAATTTTGCAAAAAAATAGGGGTATGTGAATATTTCACAAATAATTAACATTCGGTGTGTTTGGTCTAAGTCATCAGTAGTAAAAATCTAGTATAAATTGTCACGTTCTGCTAAGGTCCATACCATCGTTATAAACGGACTGGGGTTATGGATTGCCACCAAGTTTTTGCGAAAAACCTTCGGGATTTTATGAAGGATGAGGAAATGAGTTCAGCCTCCATTGGTCGCAAGACAAAAATTAACCAAAAAACCATTTGGACTCTGACGCAAGGCACTGTTAAACCAACACTTAACAACTGTGTCGCCATTTGCGAAGTGCTCGGCCTTGATTTAAATCTTATGCTTATGGATAGCCCAAACCCCGCTGTGCTACGCGAGGGTCGGTCGCTATCTAAAGCGTTTGAAAAGCTCGCGAGCCTGCCCTTAGAAAAGCGAGAAATGATTAAAGGAATGATCCACACGCTTCACTCAGAAGCTACTTGATTAATCTCAAATAATACTTGACACCGGTAAATTGTTGGCTGATGATCGTCGTATGGACGATCGAAAATTAACAGTTGACGATATTTTGTATGCCGCTCTTCATGACTACGAAGACTTTGATCTTCGGGCTACGTGCGCCATCTACAACATCAATCCCGATACCGTCCTACGTGAGTTAGCTGATCGCTTGAATCGTCGGACTTTTTTTGTCCGCGATAATTCGATTTCTACTCAAAACAAGAATGATTTTAACTTTTGAGGTCGGTTATGAATGATTCTGTAGAGGCGGACATTTACCGCGAAACCTTCGGCTTTGATATGTCTCGCGAAGAGTCTGATCGCAGGCACGTTGAAGACACCCATGCGCTTTATGCGCTGCTTGATCGTGCGGATGAGGCGTTAGCTTATCTCGACGACAGCATTCAATCAGTGGTCAGTGAGCTTTTTGAGAAGTCAGTCATCAACGCTGATGACAAGGCATACGTCAAAGCCCAGCTGAACGACATCATCGAGGTTGTCGGGTCCGCCATTGACCTCAAAGTTAAAGCGCTTCGGAGGACAAACAATGCAAGATGATTTTGAAATTTCACTGTTTGAGTTGACCGTCACAAAACGCCAACTTGATGAGCTTGGCTACTCAACCCGCTGGCTCACCCATGCGATCAAACACCTGGAAGAGCAACGCGAGGCGAAAAGCAAATCCAATGTTGTGAGCATCGTCAAGGCCGCCGCAATCGAGGCCACGGCTGATGCCATTGGCAGTTTGAAGCGGGGTGATCGGAATGACTGACTCGACTGTTTGGGCCAAGTTAAAAGACATTGACGTCAATCAAGACAAAGAGAAGAAGGATCGATACGACTATCTATCGTGGACGCATGCAATTCGTTACGTAAAGGATGTCGGCTGCTCTTTGGATTGGGAGGTCGAAGAAGACGTTTACTTCCCTGATGGCTCAATGGAAGTTCGGATGAAAGTCATCATTGATGGCATAGCTCTTCCGATGTGGCTCCCTGTTATGAATCATCGCAATCAGGGCATTAAAAACCCCAATGCCACCGACATCAATAAAGCTCGTATGCGTTGCTTGGTTAAGGGGATTGCGGCACACGGGCTTGGGTTTTACATCTACGCAGGTGAAGACCTGCCACTAACCTCTGCGCATGAGCTTCACGACGACATGCAGGCTCGAATCCTTACTGATCGGTATGACGCTGCGATTTTCATGATGACGCAACCCGAAGAGGTCCAGACAGACATCTTCAAGTCTGCGCCGCCAGGTGAAGTTGCAAAGTTCAAGGCTCTGTTGAGAGAAATTGAGTCAGAGGCGAGCCAAAAACTGAAAGAGATTGCTGTCTCGTTGGAGAGCGGTGCTGATGTTGAGGACGAGCTAAAGGTCCAGCAAGAGTGGACTGAGCTATCTCGCGAAGAGAAGAAGCTGGTATGGGGCAGACTAAACCCATCAACCCACGATTACATCAATGCTGTCATGGGCAAGCGGGAGGCTGCGTGATGCTGAAGATCAAAGAACCATGCACCCAAAAATGGTCCGTCGAGGACATTGCGTGTGCGCTAGAAAACTATGCTGAATTTGACGGTCATCCATCTTATGAATTTTTGCGGCAGTGCGAGCCTACCGATGTGGTGGTCGCTGTTTGCACGATGACCCGCGAGGATCAACAAGGGTTAATCAGACGTTTACTGGGATGGGAGGGTGATCATGGAGTATGACAACAGAAACAGCGGTGTGTTGTTTAAAAACGATAGAAAGCAGAAGGACACTGACCCCGCTTATACGGGCAGTTACACGAACTCCGATGGCGTTCAACACTATCTAAGCGCATGGATCAACCAAGATGGGAGCGGCAAAACCTATATGAAGTTGAAAACCTCGTTGAAGAGCGATCATCAAAATCAATCTTCTCAATCTACACCGCCGCAACCCGAACCTTCCTTTGCTGAGGATATTCCATTTTGACCGTCCTCTGGTCTGTGCTTGGGGGGATTTACCCCCCTTTTTTTTGGGGAACAAATATTCTGTAAGCTACTGATTTATAACTAAAAACTACTTAACTACGAATCAGGGGGTCCGAGGTTCGAATCCTCGCGGGCGCGCCACTTCACGCTTGACAAGTGGTCTATTTGGGGAACAAATTGGGGAACACTTTTTGGAGTTTCCCCATGAAATTGCCCCCATATTGTTATTACCTAAACAACGGAGACATCCGCTACAAGCCCAGCTTGGGCCGTCAAAACGGCAAACTGCTTTGGGCAAAGCCCGTCATCATTGCCAAGGCTGGCACACCGATGTCGAGAGTTTGGGCAGC